GTAATCTGTAGGCATGCTTTCTAGTTCTGGGTCCATTAGTGCAGCCTTGATTAAATTAAAAATTTGCGGACTAATAACGAAACGTCGAATCGGATTCTCGGGAGTCTTGTCATCCGCTAGTGGATTTTCTCTCACAAAACCTTGGAACAGATAAGATTTCTTTTTCCAGTACTTACGACCCATTTCTTCCAAGGAAGGATCTTTGAACCAAGTGCGTACTTCGGCCAGTATCGGACATTGGTCACCATACATTTCAACACAGGGGACCTGTACTACAACCGGCTTACTATCTGCTTGCCCTTTGATGCCAGCAAACGGTAGTCGAATCATCAGTCGTTCAACCCAGAAGAAATCGTTCTTAGGGTTCGCGTCAGGTAGGAATCGAATTTTTGCACTTGAACCTTCTGGAATGTTCCAGTGTGCATAGATGGCGTTATCGCCTTGTGATTGACCGCCTTGGCTGCGGTTCTCTTGCGCTTGTAGTTTAGCGCGAATTTCTGCTAATGAAGTGGCCATAATGTTTCTCCTTATAAAATGCCATAATATTTGTGCCTAGATGTACAACTGCACCGTGCAATTGTATAACATACTTATTTAGCAAGTCAACTAAAAATTTTTTAATTTTTACCAGATGCCAATTCAATGAATCTATTTCGATTGTGTTCAAAAATCAAAGACATTCTTTCAAGAATTGAATGCAGTTCAGACATCGGAAGCTGCGCTAATCTATCAACTTCTTTTATTATAGCACAGTATTTTGCGTATGGATCACGGATCTTGTCATAATCTTCATCAAGATAGGAATCAAATGTCCGAAACCCTTTTGATTTTAAGTACTCTAAGCTTCCTTCACCAGCAAAAAGTAAAAATGGTTTCCCTAAATAAAAATTCTTTAGACTCTTTTCAGTGAAAAATCTATTAGAGTAGATGTCTGTTTCACATACTATTTCAACAAAATAATCATTATAGTGTTTGCCTATTGTGCCTAAACTATTTTGAAAAGGTACCCATCCACTAGGAACTTCAAAATCCAATAGAACTGGGCAGTTTTTTTCGTACCATTGTTTATCATCATTGAACTCGGATGCAAATCTATGATTCCAATTAGGCGAATTAGCATTATAACTTAATACGCTATCATGCTTGTAATTCTCATACAGGTGACGAAATAGTTTAAGTCTATATAAGTCGTGTCTGCCAAATAAGCCTGCAAATTTTTTAGTACAGCGCGACTGGGACAACGGTAAATCAATTGCACGACCAATATTACCACACCACATTTGCACTGCATCAAGTTCAATGAATGTTGTATGTTCAATATTTAAATCTTCGTAGCTGTTCACAAAGCAAGTATCTTTGTTAAGATTTAAATTTTTTATTATGGATTTTATTAAAAAGAACAACCCAGTAAACTTACAGTTTACACCGTCCCTGACCAAAAAAACAAAAGTGTGGTCTGTGTACGTGCCTGCAATAAAAAGTAGTTCATTGATTCCTTGATTTTGATATTCTCTGTTAGTTAGCCAATCTAAATTAACAAACACAACATTTTCTATTACCGTTAATGGCCTATCAAAGGTTGAAACAGAAATTAATTGTTTGATTCGATGCGTATTCATAAAAAAGTTCTCGATTATACAATAGTCTTGGTTTGAGATGATGATACAAATCCAATAAATTACTATCTTTTAGTTTCAAAAGCGATTGTACAATAAATGGATGTGAATAAAATTTCCAGCCTCCGATGTTGTTTTCATTTTCTAATTGATCAACCGGAAACAAATCTTCAAAACAGTCAAATTTATATTTTTTTAATACTCTATATATACCCGGACTTCCGTTAATTACAAAAGGTCTTAATCCAATTATAGGTTTAAATATTTTTTCGCTTAAAAATACATTTTTACTAAATTCATATTGTGTTTCACTAACAACATTTATAAAACTTGTGTTCCAAATATCCAACCGTCCTAGACTGTAAACATCGTTTGGTATACCAACATCTCCAATTACATCGTTTGCGCCGTATGCAATATAATCATCGTTGTTGTCACCTACAGTGTATTTGCTATTACCGAGGGTAACACAGCCATGCTGAACTAGAGATGATTGTTCTAGTAATTTAACAAATTCTGTTCTGTGTCTATGGCATTTACGATTGTAATTTAAAAACAATTTATCAATGTTAATTGGGTCTAATTCATTGATATTATATTTTTTAAAAAACTTAGCGCATGCAACTGCCCAAAAATCATAAAAATACTCGCCGTCGACATATCCAATCAAAATTACTTTTCCCGGCAGTTGATCTAATAGATTTTCAATTGGGCCCAACGGATCAGTAAGGCTACACAAAAAAGTTACTTCGGGATTGATGGTTTGTATTTGTTTAACAAGATCAGCAGGTTCGTGCCAGCTGGTCACTGCTATAACTTTTTTTAAACAAGGATATTGTTTTTCTACTGTTTGAGCCAACAAATCAACTAATTGACGTTCTAATTGACCGGCTTGCCATGCAGGATTAAATCCTCCATATATAACGGTGCAATTCATTTATCTTACAAGCCGGCTAATTTACGAATCGACGTTAACTCTTCCGATACCACTGGTTGATCCATGGTACTTGCTCCAACTGGTTGTACCTGCGGTGCGGGTTGTTGGGGAGCAGGTTGCGTGTTGGCATTTTGTTGTTGTAAAATTTGAAACAAATTTTGTGCTAATGCGCGTTCGCCGTTGGCCATCAACCATCCAATAATAGTGCTACGGGCATCAACATCAGGACCGTGTACGCGGGCCAGTTTTTTAATTGAATTTTGCAGATCTTCGGAATCAAGATCTTGAATATGATCAATTGCGGCTATAGCATCAACGCCATCTATACCAGTTGCAATTGGTCGTTGAAACACTCTAATTAAATTATTTTCATCAACATCATCCGAATCGGCATCCCATGTAGCTTCAGTAACATCAGTGGCCCAGGATTCAAATTGATCGCTTTCTGCTGTATTAGATTTTTTTCTATTCTGATATGCTCTAAACACATAAGGCAATGCATCATTAAATCTATCATCATAGATTTTTTTAACGAATCGTTCGCGAAGTGCATCAATATCAACTTCTTCGGCAACATTGTCGTTGTGTCCAATCATATTAAGTAGTAGTTCCTGTCCACGACGACCTTGGAATCGTTTTAAATGGCCTTTAACTTCGTTGTAACGGTGTATTGCTGCTTCTACCATGCTAGTAGTTTCTGCATCTTCAAAAGTGCGATTACGCATGCTACGAACAAAGTGTCGCATGCTGGCCATTTCTTTGACCATTTCGTTAATTAGTTCGCTACCCTCGTCGCCAATGTTGCCGCCGTGACGTAAATGATTAGCTATTGCTCTAGCACCGTGTAAATTGGTATGATCTAATAGAAAACGTTCACCAATTGGAGTTTCAATAAAAATATGCTCTATTTGTCTTGCACGATCACCGCGTTTTTCTGGATCAATTTGATTTTTATGTTTGATGATGATCTTGTGCGTGCCAACATCACCAAAACTCATGCGTTTGTTGTTGCCAAGACCGTACAAGCGGCTTTCGGCTATAGCCAGCTCATCTTTGTCGTATGTTGAATCGGCAGTGGCTTGTTGTTTAATATCCTTGAGGTCTAGGTTGCTTCTATTGATATCTCTTGTATCAAATGTCAACATGTTACGTCTAGCAAAATTCTTTAAATCCTTAAGGAATGCAAACCACTCTTTTCCTTGAGCTTCGTCAAGTCCGTCAGTGATATTTGATCCATAATAAATCTTTAAGCTATTTTCGTCAATCAAGCTAATTGTAACATTACCAAAATTTTGACCATCGCTGCTGACATAATCAAAGTTAAAAAATCTAGCTCGCTCGGGATCTGTAACACGTTGTGCTTTTTCGTCACCAATATTGACAGAATTGAATCTACTACGAATTTTGTCAAACAGTGCAGATGATATTTTGTCTAATTCACGCATAGTATATTATTTATGGTTAAATCATTATAAAGGGCATGGGAGCGATATAGTCATCGGATGTATCGCGAAGTTTTTCGTCTAGCTCGGCATCATAACTTTGTAAACTTTGTATAATTCGTAATACAAGTAATGTACTAGATACCAGATCGTCTGTTTCGCCAATTTTTGCTGCAAATCCAGCTCCACTGGCTACAAAAGTTTTAAGCTCACTTATTAAGTTTTTGCTGCAAATAGTCATTTTACGATTTTCTACAAGATTTTTTAATTTAGCACAAACCGCTAATTTTGTTTTATTTGTAGTTGTAAAACCTTTTCTGTGTGTCCTGGCTTGTCCAACTTTAACAGGTTGACTCAAAAAAGTACCCTTGATGTTTTCTTCGCCAAATTCGGCTATAACAACTAATGCCGCTTCGCCGAGCGAATTATTTTCAACACTATAATAGATATCATTTTGTGTACCAATAGTTTCGTATATGTACTCACAAATTTCTTTTAATATTGTGATTTGACGCTGTATTGGTGTTTTGTTATGTTGCCATTCAGCAATTTGTAACATTGTGGGCAATTCAAAAACCTGTATAGCCGCTGGGTCACCACCAGTGCCAAGACTGGGATCCAACCCAATTACATAAGTTTTGTTTCGTTGAGGTTTTTGATACCACCGCACTTGCCCTTGTAATTCAATTGGGTCTCTACCTTCTAGTTCAGCTAATACTGTGGCATTGATCAGTGTTTCATCGTAAATCAAGAATTCACACCCGTGCTCTCGTCGAAAGCGTTCTTCCCCAATTCTTCCAATCTCTTCTGATTTCCATTTTTCATCACGATCAGGATGTTCGTCCCACCTTGCCCTATAAGCTTTAAATCCGTTGATCCCTAAGCTTGTTGGATTGCCAAACTCGTCTACGCATTTGTTAGCCTGTTTCCAAATATGTGCGAACTGATCTTCGTCTGAGTTTGGGGTGCTGGTAATAATTGCTTTACCGCCTGTGCTTAGTGTAGGTGAAATAGAAGTCCAGAATTCTTTTGCGATAGTGGGTCTAACGAACGCAAATTCGTCACAGTATAGAAGTGTAATACTCATACCTCGTCCGGTAGTTTCTGTTGTTGTTTGTGCAACAATACGACTTCCGTTTTCAAAATCAATGGAACCTTTGTTATAACTTGTTACACCGGCCCTAATAAAATCCGGACACAATTCATATGCATAACGAACACGCTGCATGATTTCTTGCGCTCCGGTATATTTGTGTGCTGCAATTAGGATAGTTGAATCCGGTTTGAACATTGCATACCAAAGCAAGTATCCAGCAGCACTAGTTGACTTACCGGTTTGTCTGGGCATTAGACTAATACTGAAGCGATTTTGGTGATAAGTATCTATTAGCTTTACTTGATATTCAAACGGGTGATATAACATTTTCCCTTTTGTAGGGTGCTGTATATAAAAATAGTTGTCCATAAAGTACTGTGGTCCGGTGTCTGGGTCTGCACAACGTGCAAATTCCAAAATTTGGTCCTCAGTCATGTTGACTTTTTGGTACGGACTCTTTATAATACTAGTGTTATCTTTACTCATTATAACATTACTTATGAGCCACACTTTACTTTTAAACAAAGATTACACACCAATTTCGGTGCTTCCGCTGAGTGTTATCCATTGGCAACATGCAGTTAAACTCATGTTTTTGGGTCGTATTCAAGTTATTGAAACTTACCCTGATTGGATAATTCATTCCGAAAAACTGTCAATTAATGTACCCAGTGTGGCTATGACTCGAGATTACTTTAACTTTAAGCGTAAAGTAAACTTTACTCGTCACAACATGTATCTACGTGACCTTTATCAGTGCCAATATTGCGAAGATACTTTTGACTTCAAGGATCTAACTATTGATCACGTTGTTCCTGTCAGTCACGGCGGCGATACGTCTTGGGAAAATTGTGTAACTAGTTGTAAGCCTTGTAACTTTAAAAAAGCAGATAAACTAATGCGTCCGGTACGTAAACCGTATCGTCCAGACTATTGGGCTTTAGCTGCGGCTTGGAAGCACAGCCCGTTTAAGGTCAAAGATCCCAAATGGAATCAATACTTGGGTAGAGATGCGGAAGCGGCTTAAATTGGCTTTTCGCCCGTTAAATAGGGCTTGCTAAACCAGAGTTTAAACCATTCTTCGGTTCCGGGGCGAATGTCATGTTTTTTCATGAGTTCGCCTTTTTCATTTCCGGTTACTGAAATGTTACTACCGGCAAAGCCTTTATATTCTTGCATTACTGCACGATTGCCTATGCCAGCTAATAACTTTAATTGTTGGATATCGTCCATTAATGTTCTCCGTACGGAACAACCGGACGATCGTCGTTGGGGTTATTCCCCGGTTCCCTTACATTTGGCTCGTTTTGCATTTGTAAGTGCTCCGTAATCAACTGGCCATTCTTGACCAACTGGTAATTCTCTAGCGTTTACAGGGAAAGCAAACTTTACTCCTGCTGCCTGTTGTATCTGCGCAATGCTGGCACGAACCTTGGTTAAGTCGTTGCCTTGACCGCCTTCGTGTTTAAAGTACCACCCAGCAGCAGCACCCGTAGCTTGATTAATAACAATTTTATAGAACCCAGTAGGAACTACAACACCGTTGCCAATTTTTTTGTCTGTGGCAGTATTATAGATACCACCTACATAGATAGTATAAGTTTGATTTGTTTGTACTGCCCACCCACGTACACTAGTTTCTAACAGTTTCCAAATACCACGATTCAATCCACCTAGTTGCGGATACATGTTGGTCATTAAGAAACTCTCGTACTCTACTTGTTGGTCCCAGCTTAGGTCGCCGTCTGGTACTGCATGACCCTTATCATATCCTGTACCAGCATAATCTTCGGGGCGGGCGCCGCCTGGAACACTTTGATCTGCCACAAACGCATTTGTGCGTGGCCAGCATCCTAGCGCATTTTGTGGAGTCAAGGTGTAAGTTACGTAATTGGGAATCTTTGCAGCAGCGTCATAGGCTACAAAGTATGCACGACGACAAATAGGAGTTACTGATTTAGTAGTTTGTGCCCAACCATATGGGTTATGCACTTGGCAACGTTCTACCGGTAGTGGTGCTGTTTGATCCCACGCGAACGCTAGGGAAGGCGCTAATGCTAGTAGCGCGATTGAAAACCATTTTTTCATAATTGACCTTTAAATTTAAATTACCAAGCTCTGCACGACCAATAACGAGCCTTCCACCGTGGACCTGGATTATCGCAATTGTGTCTTGCTCTAAAGCTCTTACGACGAGCAGGATTACTCTTTTTAATTTTCATGTTAGGATCGCCAAAGTTAACTTTAACTACATTACCTTTAGGACCACGAACATAAACTTTAGATTTTTTAACATCGCCTGCCATGGGTTTACCCAACGGAACTTCACGACCCTGATATTTGGCTTCGTTTGTGGGTGCAGCAGGTTGTGTGGGACGCTGACGCATTCTTACTGTTGCTTGATATGTGCCTGGTTTTTGTCCGGGTACCAGCTGTACTTTGTCTTCGTCATAATCCGGCATGGGTTTGTCTTGGAATGTATCTCCATGGATTGATCGTAACAAATTTGTTTTAGCTTGCATTCTAGCCATGTCAACTGCCATTTGCATGCTTGGACTTGATCCTGTGCCCACATGCGGATAATCCGCTGCTGCATCACCTTCTTCTAAATCGTCATTTGTTGAATGCTGAAAATTAATTTCTTTGTAAACATCTTTTTTGCCGTTAAGTGGGCTAGTTGAATCTTGTGCAGGGGGCATGTTTGAATCTTCTGTTAAATATCCAACATGCGTTAAAATTCTCATCATTGTGTCATCTGCTTCGATTACAATACCGTCCTCTAAGACATCTACAACATAGCTTTCTAACATAATTTCTTCGCGAGCAATTTCTAATTCAAACACATCGCCCACCGAAGGATTATCTTCCATTAGTTCCGTTTCTTGTAGGTATTCTTTAAAAGATTTCATTAGCGAATTCCTTTAGTGTTAGCTGCTGGATATACTGGCTCGCTAATACTCAATCCTTTTGGAGGTGTAACCATTTTTCCTGTTTTGGGATCACGATATGGCTTTTCGCGATCAAAAATTGAGGGAGGTTCGTTAACTTTAACTGGTTTTGCTGCGGGCGATACTGGATCCTGTGGAGGGTTCGTGGCTCCCTTAGGCGGATAAATCATTTTGCCAGTTTTTTCATCCCGGTAAGGTTGTTCGGCTGCTATTCCGCCGGCGCCGCCGTCAAACTCGCGAATTAGGATACTTTCTAACATTGCGTCTAACTCTTCATCGATAACGCTTTCAGCCATTGGGTTATCTCCCAATTTTGGTTTGTCTGCATACTGACGCTTCTCTCTATTTAGGTCATTACCCTGTTGAATAATAGCTGCTACTGTTTCGTACTCTTCGTCTGGAGTATTAGCATATTGTGTTTCGCGCTCTTCATCCATCATTTCATCATCGTCGTTGCCGGCTACTAACACAATGCTCGGCTCTTCGTGCGAATCATCACCGTGATGCATGCCTGCTAGTTTAAGCATAGATAATAGCTCATCGGCTTTGTTGCCTTGTGCGGAAATGGTAACATTCTTAGTACCATCGCTACTCATATTGGTGCTAACATTCATAGAATCTTGTTGATCCATTTCCATGTCACCG